GCCAGTTTCTAAAGTATCTTTATACCAACTAGTAGAAGCGTCAGGACCACACATTCTACATTTAAAATTACACAGATTACCAAATCTAATGTCTAGATAAGTGGGCTTATTATCTAAACTTCCATCTTCATTAGTTTGTGACTGTAGATGCGCATCTTTAGCAAATCGTTTATTTACTTGTAATCTATTACTACCACTACCTTGTTTTTCTTTATCATAACATGCTTTTATACATTCTGTTGGTATTTTATTTTTTAAAAAATCTAAACGTGTTTTTTTATATTGATCACTATTCCATATGTCGCCTAAGGATTGACCATAGGTTCCTACTATAGTAGCATTTGTTTGAAATTCTGAATGACAACATAAATAAAAATTACCTGTTAATCCTCCAAAAATATGCATCCAAGGAAGTATACAACCTTTAATTTTACTGTTTGGGGATTGTACGTCCTGTTGCAGGGAAGCCTCCAAAATGTATAGAGTTATTTCTAAGAGTACAAGCTAGTATATTTTTACCACATATATCACCCTCTGGTCCAGAAGCTACTTGGTTATCTGTCCCTATAGGATTATTATTAGCAGTTAATGTGGTTCCTGGTATAGTACCTCCTCCAGGACCAGGATATTGACACTCTTCTCCTTTATATTGCCATTGACAAGTATTTTTATAATACTTACGTCTAGGAGTTACTTGTTTAAAATACTGAAGCCAAGTAACTAAGCCAAAAGCTGCGGTAGTGTCTCCTAAAGATTCTAATTGATCTATTTTAAATCTATCTTCTATATAAGATTCAGTATCCACATCATTATTAATAATATAAACTTCGTCACCTACAGAAGTATTAGCGTCTAAAGTATTAGATAAAAATAAAAATCTATTCTCTTCTATGCTAGTAATAGTAGCACTAGTAGAACCACCAGATATTTTAATGCTATCACCTACTCTATAAGGCATAGAATTATACACTTCTATAACATTACCTGAAACAAATTTAATAGAACTATGCTCAGGCCATACATCTAAAAAATTAGCAAAAGTAGTTTTAATATTTACTACAGCTCCTTGCAAGTCTCTAGAATCATTTTTAAGCACGCGCCACACACCTGTTTTGCCACCTGTTTGTGAAATAGTTTGTTCATAGTCCCATGACGAATTAGACTGACCGTAGTATCCTACTATAGAAGCATCATAGGCAAATCCAGCAGTTCTTGCCGCATTTAAAAGATCATAAGCTTGTTCTCCAGAGTTACCTACCTCAGCAGGAGTAAAGTTAATAGTTCTAGGATCAATACCATGACAAGGTATACCATTAACATTAGCAATGCAAGACCAAGTAGCATTATTACCTACTATGAAAGGATCTTCGACTAAAGTAGAAATTATGTTATCTACATTAAACACTGTTAAAGTAAGTTCATTAATTTTACCATCAGTACCTTGTGAAATACTTGATACATCTACAGGAAAAGGAATATACGACTGTCCATCATAAGTTACATTATATTGTAAATCAGATATTAAATCACCAGCTACATCAGCAAATTTTATAGGAAAATTTACAGGCCATGCTCTACCCTCACCGTCCTCTGTTGGGTTTCCTTCAGGAGTAGTAGGAAACCACTCTCCAGGATAATATATTTCATATAATCTTACTATAGGATTTTGTGTAAAAGCATTTTTAGCAGCTATAAAGGGGCTAGGTGCTTGAGAAGCTATAGTACTAGTAGCAGTGGTTGTATCACTATACCATACATTTGCCTGAAAAGGAATGGTTGTTAGTGTACTACCACCAATAAAAGATATTAAACCGCTAGGAGTACTATTAGAAGTTGACGATACAGTTATTTGAGTAGTGCTATCCACACTCACAATAGTTTGTGAACTAGAATAACCAGTGCCTGAAAGAGTTAGTCCAGTAACTAATGTGGTAGTATCTTCTAAAATTAGAATATTTAAAAAAGTTGCTGTTCCAGAGCTTGTGTAAGCTGTAAAACCACTAGTATCAACAATACTAAAAGTATCATCATCTATTACGGTAATAGTATAAGTATTTCCATTAACTTCTGTCATACCTGCTACAGTAGCAAAGGTAATTTTATTTCCTGTAGTAAAACCATGGTCAGCAGATGTAACTACTCCAGGATTAGCTCTTGTTATATCTGTAATTGTTTTAGCACTACCGCTTAAACCTCCTATAGTCGCTACTTTAAAAGTTAAAGCAGCACCCCCACCACTTCCTAACTTACTATCTGCTACAGTTATAGTTTCGCCTACAATAAATTTAGTACCTCCTGCCGTAATTGTTATAGCAGCAGCACCAGAACCATCAACTACTATAGAAAATGTAGCATCTTGTCCACTACCGCTACCTGACCAATCACCTGCAGCAATAGCATAAGTACCCGCTGCTCTTGAACTATCAGCTGCTCCTATATTATTAATAGTTACTATAGGGGTGAATACTTGTTTATTGAGAATAGAACCCCCAACAACAGAACTAGTAGAGGTAATAGTTTCACTGTTATGAAATTCTTGCATAACATTATTTAGTTTTACTTTTAACTCTTTAGTAACTGTATTAACATTAGCTATAAGACCTACAGTAGCACTTGTACTTCCTACAACAGAATTACCCGGTACAAAATTAGTAGCATCTGCTACAGTAAGTATAGTATCGTAGTTTCTAGCAGTCATTAGTCATATGTCTCTTGCAATTTAAAACTAACAGTATAAAAATTTTCTGTTAATAGTGTACCTGATGAAAAAACTTGAGTTATTTGTAAATCTCCATCAAATCTTGTACTAATTGTACCACTTTCATTTAGATGTGACAAGTCAAAACTAAAAGATTCAAATTCTCCACTTCGAGCATTATAAAAGTTTTCAATTGCAGTTCTTTCTACTCCGGATACATTAGTATATATTAAGTCATAGGCTCTAAGACCTCTTCTAGATCTTAATCTTCTTTTTTCATATCCTGCTTGTGATGTAAAGGTATTTACCGCAAATTTCTTATTAGTTCCAAATCCTTTGTCAGGTTTTCTATCTGCCATAGAATTAAACCTATCATTTGTTGTGACATTACTATCAAATACTCTTATAGATAAAGTATCACTAATATCACCAGAGCCTAAAGGAGCTCCCCCAACAACAGTAGCAGTAGTAGGAAATGCGGTTCCAGAGAGTGTATCTGTTTTAAGTCTAGCAGCTTCAGCAATACGCATATATTCTAGTTTACCTTTAAAACGTTCTTGACTTGCAGCAGATCCTCCAGCTACAGCAGCATTAGCACCAATAACTAAAGAGCCTGAAGTAAATTTGTTTACACTAGGAGAATAAGCTATATTACTTTCTAAAATATTTTGTACATATAAACGAAGTCTAGAAGTTATTCTGTCATAGGATACTGCAACATTATAAGTACTTCCTCCATTACAATTACCTCCATAGATTTCTGTTAAATCTCCCTCATGTTTTATTACAAATCCTACAGTTGCGTTGGCTCCAACAGTTCTTAACATATAATAGTTAGATGAATCTTGGAAACGAGATAGTAAAGTTTGATTTGAACTCATACTACTACCTGAATCAGGAGTCATAATAGTATCAAAGGTAAAAGGAGTTTCTTCTCCTACAGCAAAATCAGAACTAGAAGCAGTACTTATATATTTAGTACCATCTAGTACCACATTACTTACACTGTACGTAGGAGATCCAGAGTTTATAGCCAAGGTATGGGCTGAAGGACTACTATCTGTTAAATTAGAAGCAAAGTTAGTTAATAGTTTAACTGCAGAATTATCTCCTATATCTATACCTTGATCTCCTAAGACAGAAGAAGGATAAGTATAAGCATCAGATTGTTGAAAAATACCACCAACATAAACCATAAAATCAGTAGCAGAACTTACTGATACACCTGCAGGAAGAGCAAAAGTATCTTCTATACCGTTAATTATATAATTATTTCCATTTACAGTTATAGTAGTACTGTTATTATAATCTTGAGCCAATACCGAAGGAAATGATCTAAGTACTTGAAAACTAGCAGGAAGTGTTATAGTTTTTATAATTAATTGAGTAGCATTAGGAGCTACAGCAAAAGAAATACTATTTCCTCCATCAGTTAGACTATAAGAAGTAGTAGACTGTAGTACACCTTCCTGAAAAGCTGTAACTTCTCCTTTATTTGTTACCGTACTAGG